CTGGATGGGCAAACCACAGTGACCAAACTGCTATCGCAGTTGGCGACATTGTAACTTGCCTTGGTACAGCATTAGCAGAAGGTTCCGATCCCGGAACTGCACGTTCAAAAGACCGAGTAATGCGTTCAAACTACACGCAAATCTTTGGTCCTACCCCAGTGCATATGTCACGTACTGAACAACAGATCAGTCGTTACGGTGTACCGGATGAATTTGCTAAGCAACTATTCAACCGTTCCATTGAGAACGTAATCACACGTGAACAGGCTTACCTTTACGGTCAACCTGTAAACGACACAACCAACAAATACCGTTCAACAGGCGGCCTTTCATACTGGCTATCAAGCAACGTTTCAACAGCAACTTCGTTGACTGCTGCAAACATTGATACACAGTTGCAAGCATGCTACAACGCTGGTGGCGTACCAGATCTTCTGATCGCTAACCCAGTTTCGTTGAGCGACCTTAATGACACCGCTAACACAAGTACGGTGCGCCACGTCATTGACGATCCTCGTCGTGGACGTGTACCAACAATGTCAATCTTCTCCGAATTCGGACAAGTAGATGTTGTACGTAACCGTTGGGTTAACGCTGAAACTGCTTTCCTCGTTAAGAAAGAAAACATTTCACGTCGTGTCATGCAACCACTGGTTGTTGAAGCACTAGCAAAAACCGGCGACTCTGACAAAGTTCAGATCGTTTGTGAAGAAGGTTTACAAGTTAAAGGACAAAGCCACATGGCGTTCTTTAAACAACTAACCTCTTACACAGGTTCTGCTTGATAACTGCTAGTAACAGTAACTACTAAGAGATGGGGGAGAGTCAGAGATGGCTCTCCCCAATCTTGGTTTAATCTGCTACTATCTAATCGGAGGTTATTATGCCAACTGTTGCCGATGCTATTACTCGTACTAAAAGACTTTTAAATAGTAATACTCGTACCGAACTTGACGCTTTAAACGGTGCTCTTGCTGCTACGACTACCACTACTATACGGCTCGCCTATCAGACGGATAGTATTCGTGCTGGGTCTTATATATCTTTATTTGATCCTGTAAATTCTCCAAGCGTAGCGCCTGAAACTATGTATGTTCATAGCCGTAACGGTGAATATGCCACTGTTCAGAGAGGCGTAGATGGTAGTAATACACATACTTGGGGTGATGGTACAACTATAGAAGTTGAGCCACGCTTTACTGATCATCAAGTTTTTGAAGCAGTTAAGGATGCTATTAGGGCTATACCTAATAACCTTTATGCTGTTTCTTCTGCTGAAACTTCTATAACTACGACAGCGACTGCTGTTGATTTTGATGTTTCATCTACTGGTTTCTTTTATGTGTTGCAAGCAACCCGTAGTCCTAAGTCTAAGAAAGAACGTTGGGTTAAAGCCAACGTAAAAATATATCGTGACATGAATACAACAGACTTTGCGTCTGGTTGGATGCTTGCTATGCAAGAAGAACTAGAGAAAGACGTTACTGTTCGTGTAACTTACGCTCACCCGTTTATTACTTCTACTCTGAATCCGAATACGGATCTGGTGAGTACGGTAAAGATGGGAGCAGAGATGCAAGATATTCCGTCATTAGGGGCAGCAGCAACTCTGATGCTCGCTGAAGAATCCAATCGTCTAGACTTGCACGCAATGGGTGACTCACGGGGTGATTCAGCACTGACAGCAGGAGATCGCGCTCGGCACTCCATGCTTCTTCAAGCGCAGTATGATCGTCGGGTAAGTCAGGAGGCTCGGAGGCTAATGTCTCTTTACGGAGTTCGCGCTGACGGCGCAACAAGCGCTGTGTTTCCAACGACAATACGTTAGTCATGGCTACTCCTCTCCATCAAAGTGTTCGTGATTCTTTACCAGTACGCCTCGGTGATAGACGTTATAACATAGATCCTCAACGACTTCAACGGGCTACTGTTGATCCTATCAGACAAGGGTTTGATACGCAGGGTACTCCGGGTGAGCAGTCGTTGAATCAGGCTGGTGTGTGGAAGCGTTCTCGTACTGATTGGTCTTTGGGTGCTGGCCAGTTGAATGCTGATTTGCCTACTTCTTCTGATC